CTCCGTTACCGAAGCCGCAATCCTGTTAACACAACAGGTTCACTTTATCCCACTTTCGTGGTTTATTTAACGACCATATACGGCCGATTACCTTTATCAGATTAAATGTCTCATAATCAACCCGAAGGTCTCATAATCAACTACTGAACGGATAAATATTATATATTCAAAGAACGAATTTCAATTTTAGAAAAGGGAACCAAAGTTTTACAACAACGTTAACCTTTTCTTGGTTGGTCTACAAAGGTAAGATAAACTTTTCAATTTACCAAACTTTTTGTAAACTTTTTTTTAACAATCTTACTCTATAACTACCGATAGTGAGATTTGAATTCGGTGATTGTCAAATGTTTCACAAAGGTAAGATAAACTTTTTAATTTACCAAACTTTTTGTGAAAGTTTTTTTGTTGCGAGAGAAGGAATCGAACCTCCGACCTTCGGGTTATGAGCCCGACGAGCTACCGCTGCTACCATCTCGCGATATATTTTTTATTCAAAGAACTTTTAAAATAAGTCCCACAAACTTAATCTTATTTTTTCAAATAATCAAATATCTGTGGGACATTTTTTTTTTGAGACTCTCATCTCATTTGTTTCACAAAGTTAAAACAAAATTCTCATTTTGTCAAATTTATTTTATGAAACTATCATTGTGGGGATGTTTGTCCTTTCGGACATGAGATTATAAATATAGTCTACTTATCTCAAAAGTCAACTAAATTGAAATAAATTCAAACAATTTATACAAAAAAGTATTAATTTTCATGTTTTTCATCTCATTCAACGTAAAATAACCCCATTCTGTGTGTTCACTCCCATCAATGGCTTCTTCCAAATTAGGTTTAAGTGATACTTTAACATCAATTTGATAAGTATACATTAATCCTTTCATTTTAGAACCATCTCTAGTATACCTTGGTATCATTCCAGCAAACTTTAGTTCTTGGTCATCAATATTAACCGCGGTTTCTTCAAAGAATTCCCTTTTAGCTGAAACTTCAAGTTTTTCATCTCCATCAACTTTACCTGCGGGTATTGACCATTCACCTTGTCCTAAACCCTCATCATTTCTTTTACAGATTAAAAATTTGTCTTGGTATTTTACGATAACACCAACGTATCTTTTAGCATTCATTGTATTTATTGTTATGAGAGTCAAAGTTAATCAAAATATTTTTAATGTCAAAACATTAATTGATGAAAAATCAAAATATGTTGGCATGATGGGTAAAAAGTTTGATGAAACTTTTGATGGTCTATTATTTCTGATGGGTGGAGATAAACAATGTTTTTGGATGAAGAATTGTATTGTGCCTTTAGATATAATAATAATTAAAAATAATGTAATAGTTAATATCCACCACGACTGTCCTCCGTGTGAAGGTGACATGTGTGGGAGTTACTGTGGTAACGGAAATATCGTATTAGAAATTGAAGGTGGTTCTTGTGAAGAATTAGGTATTGAACCTGGTGACACCGTTGAATACTTATTTTGATTCAGCAATCTTTTCTTTTAAAACTCTCTCAAACTCCTGAGCAATCATTTTTGTAAACTTAACTGAAGGTGAGTCGTCTTTTTCAGAGTCGTATCTATATTGACCTTGAGGTGGTCTTTTACCTCTACCTAAATAATTTAAACCAGATATGTTTGTAATACATTTGTGTCCACCTGAATTAGCCTGAATTAAATCCCAAGCATTGATACCAATCTTATCTAACATTTCTTTGTGTTCTTCTGTTAAGTCAGTAAATGGTGTTTCCATCATATCTTGAATATGGTCCAAAACTTTTTCACCGCCTTCCATGGTTGTAAACTTATCACCATATAACGCTTTAAAATCTTTAAATGTAAATCCAACACTCTCAGGTGTTGCAGATGTTTCACTAACCCATTTGATTGTAGATAATGGAATTGTTCTTAATTTTAATTGGTCTTCCCATTTAGATATTACCTCTTGAGCTATTTCACCCAAATTAACACCTTTAAGTTCTCTTTCTTTTTTGAAAGGATTACAAGATGCTTGTACTAACCCCATAGGCCAAGCCATGATTAAGAAATCGGCTTCAGGATTGTTTCTAAATGGTGTGTATCTATCATAAGAACCTGGTTTAATCATTGAACCTCCACCATATTGAAATATGATATTATCCTCAACTTTAGGATAACCTTTCATTGTTTCTTTATATGCTTCGGCATTTTTTTGTAATTCTTCAGGTTTTACAGCGTTTGTTTGTTTCATCCATTCTCTAATGTTTGTCAAAATAGACAATAAAGATGGTTCCGAATTTTTAACTAACCCTTCTAAAAAACCTTTTTTGTTTTTAAATGCTAATAATAACTTGTTAATAACAAGACCCATTAACATTTTATTCTTTTGTAATGATTTGTCTTTATCTAATCTAAAGATATAATTAACAACTTCATCAGGAGTAATATCATGTTTTGCATAATCCGCAGAGTCAACAGTATTGATTAATAACACATCTGAAGAGGGAAATAAATCTTTTGGAGATACTACTTGAGATATCGTTTCAACGTTTGAACGAGAAGACCTGAATGATGTAGACTTAGTATCTTCAGCACCTGCTTGTCTATCGTGGTGGTCAGTATGAATAACGAACATTGGTTTACCGTGAGCAAAATCAACTAAGACTGGCATAACATCACCTGTTGCATCAAGTTTCTTAACTGCAAACTCTTTATCACCATATTGAATTACGTGTGAATCAATTACATCAATACCATTGTCTTCAAGGTATTTTTTCATTGCAATTGCTGTTGTGACACCATCTAAATCTTGGTGAAAATATATTTCTGCTTTAGGATATCTTTTTCTTAAAGCGGAAATATCACGTATTCCTGATTCTGTTATCCTTCTTTTCATTAGTTAGTCAAGTCCAAATAAGTGTAATCCTTTATCAAATAAATCTCCGTGGTCAGATATACATTGTTTGTATATCATTTTATCTTTTGGTGGCATCTTAGTATTAGTGTCGTAACCCCATACTCCATCATTATCAACACCAATACTTGATTGGTATTTTGCAATTGCTTGAGCACTTTTAGAGTTAGGTAAATTACCGATACTACCATCCATTTTTAATGGTTGTCCTGCGTCATCTTTAATTCCTTTTTTATTTAAGAAACATTGGATTGCCATGTTAATATTATAGTTTTCAGTTTGTTCTGAAATTACTCTTTTAACGATATTTCTTAAATCGTTTTCAGTTAGTTTTATAATTTTCTTTGCCATAGTTTTATTAATATAATTAGTTTTATGCCATTTGTGGTGAACCACCAAATATTGTAGTGAAAATATTTGAGAACCCTTCTTTATTTGAAAGATTAAGACCTCCACTAGAAAACAACGAACTTGCAGATTTACCTGAGTTTCTATCTTTAATATATTGGTTTATTTCTTCTTTAGATGGTCCTGAATCAGGAGTTTCTTGTTTTGTCACCATATCTTCTTTTTCAAAATTTTGTGCGATATAATCACTTGTTTTTGGGTCTTCCGCAACTTTTTTTCTAAATTCGGCATCATCTGATAATTTTCTTTCAAAAGTAGATAATGATGGTATTCCAAAGTAAGCTAATAAATTATTTGCTGCTATAAATTGTCTAAAAGCATTTCTTCTATCTTGTCTTGCTCCAACATTTAACCACCATCTTTTAATACCTGTTTCAGGTAGAACACCACGTTTTTCAAAATACTTAGATAATCTTTGTCCTTGGAAATAATCTTTTAATCCTGTTTTAAAACTTCCACCTGCTATAACCTCTTTACCACCTGCCTTGATACCACTTAAAGCTTTATTACCAGTAATCATATCTAATCCACTTCTTAATTTTGCTCCCAATCCAGGACTAACATTTTCAATACCTCTAACAGTTTTTTGGACTGCAGGTTCATTAACATATTTACCTAAACTACTAAATTTTGTCGCCATTTGAGGATTTTTTGCCAAATATTCTGATAATGTTTTACCACCAGCTTTCATTGCCATTGTACCTTCTCTACTACCTTTGAATAATTTAATAATTGGTTTGGCAATAAAGTCTCCAACCGTTGGGATTAAAGCAATCAACATTAATGCTGCGTATAACTTTTCCCCCTTATAAAGATAATAACAAATAAGTGCTATGTCAGCAACCTCACCGATTACAGGCACAAACCCAGCCGCCATTAAAAGATTCTCAATGCTAAATAAAGATTCGTTAATTGTTTGTTTAGATGTTTTTTTTCCACTTAAAACATTATCGGTGATTATCTCCAATTGTTTTTCAGTTATTATGATTTGGCTCATTTTTTGTTTTAATTATAAATATCCATAAAACAAAAAAAAGGGTCGTTAAACCCTTTTACTTAAATTCTATTTTAGTTTGTTTATTTAAATCAACAAAATGTTGAACCCGTTCTCTTCCAACTTTGGTATAGTTTTCACTCAGTTCAATACCAATCCACCTGCGACCCAAGGTTTCCGCAGCAACCAAACTAGTCCCGCTGCCAGCGAATGGGTCAAGAACAATATCATTCTTATATGTAAGAATCTTAATTGCTTTCATTGGGATGTCCATTGAGAATGTTGCCTTAGTTTGTTGTTTTGTATCCGCAAAATATTCCCATTGACCATAAACCAAAGACATAAATTCTTTCTTGTCCTCTTCTTGATAAACCGCTTTAGTTTTTATGGTTCCATCCTCTTGTTCCATGTCAACCATCTCGGCTTTCCATTGAGGTTCCCCTTTAATCTTTTTAATACGGTCTTTCTTGTAGGCTAATATAACACACTCTTTTGGGTTATATATGTAAGGACTTGAAGGACTCATCCATGAACCCCAAGCTGTGGTCTTACTTCTGTGTGGTGAGTTTTCATCAAGGTCAACCAACCCATAGAATTGGAACCCCACTTCTTTCATTACTGACCAAAACTCAGACATAAACAACACTCGTCCACCTCGGTCTTGCACATTCACTTCATATGGAATGTTTATTGCAATACGACCATCATCTTTCAAAACATTAAATGTCTCAGTTAACCATTGTTTTGTCCATTCCCAATAATCCTCCATGGACATTCTATCGTCACAACTATCATAATCAATACCCACATTATATTTTGGACTAGTAACAACCAAATCAACAAAAGAATTCGGCATTTCTTTCATTACTTCAACTGAATCTCCATTAATAATCGTATTTATAATCTCTTCTAAGTTCTTCATATTTTTTTTTTAAAAGTATAGGTATTTTTATTTGAATTACAAACTCTCCAAGTTCTGTATTTTTCTTTCAAGATACCATAAGGCCTTCTTCAAATCTTGAAGTTCTTTGTCTGTTCCTTTTTTTCCCGCCCTTGAAATATACTTCACTGTATTACCAAGGTGGAAATCTAAGTCCCAAGTCTCAATAACTTTAATCGCCTCATATGGGTTATCTTCTCCACCATAGTGACTAGGGTGATTAACCATTTCTTTAGGAACACTACACTGACAAGGTCCTTCACCATTACATATACAATTCTCTTTCATATTATTATTTTCCATTTAAATTAAATTTAATTTCTTCTGACGGAACATTTGCCCTTGATTCCATAATTTCTTCTTCAAGTTCATATTGTTCGTCATACTTATATTCTTCCAACAAATCATTACTTGATAATGTTCCAAACTTTTCACTTAACTTACTTGTATCAATATCATCGTACATGACATGTAATGTTTCATCCAAATCCTTAGCCAAATCCAATGATTCAGAAATAACATTTAGAATACGGTATGGGTTTGCATTAGATGCTGGTCTTCTATCTTCAAGATAACCTTTCCAAGTTTCACCCACAGATTTTGGAACCCTGATTGAAGCTCCTCTGTCAGATATACCCCAACTAAATTTATCAATTGACTGTGTCTCGTGTTTACCTGTTAGCCTTAAGTGATTTTCTGAACCATAGTTTTCAATATGTTCTTTTGCTCTTGATTCAAATACTTTGAAGATTGAGTTGAAGTATTCTTCTCCTCCTGTTTCTCTCATTCTTTTGTTTGAGAAGTTGGTATGAAGACCTGAACCATTCCAATCTCCTGTTGTTAAAGGTTTTGGATGTAATTCAATTTGATATCCTTCTTTTTCGGCAATTTTGTAGAGGAAGTAACGAGACATCCATAGGTCGTCAGCAGCTTGTACTTTACCTTTAGCAAACACTTGGTATTCCCATTGCCCTAATGCGACCTCAGCGTTGGTTCCTTCAATACCAATACCATAATTTAAACACATATCTAAATGTTGTTCGGTTAAATTTCTTCCAACCATTTGTCCTCCAACACCACAATAATATGTTCCTTGAGGGTCAATGATGCCACCATTATTAAATCCAATAATTGGTTTGTTATGTCCTGAACGAATAAAATATTCTTGTTCAAATCCAACCCAAAAGTTAATATCTTCTTTACCTAACTTTGCCCTGTCGTTTGTTTCGTGAACATTACCTCTACTATCCATTACTTCACAAAGAACGTAGATTGTATCATTATATGTTTTGGCAGTATATAACCTAACAGGTTTGAGGTAACAATCGGATGAATATCCTTCGGCTTGTTTTGTTGAACTACCATCAAATCCCCACTCAGGAACATCAGATACTTCTTTGATTAATATGTCTGCGACTTTGACTTTACTTCGTAAGTTTGGCTCTGGTTTATAACCATCAAGCCAAACATATTCTAATTTAAATTTCATGATATAAATGTATAATAATTGTTTCTAATTTTTAACGACTTTTTGTGTCCGTTTCTTATACCGAATAACGGTATTCTTGTCCAAGCAATTCCAATTTTGAATATTCTAAACCAACCACCATCTTTGTGATATTGCATTGAGAATAAAAGTATTTTAAATAATTTAACGGAAAACTCTTTAATATATTCATTGTTAATTTTATACGTTTTTAACCACATAATAATCTTTTGCGTACTTTGATTCTTCT